CTAGAAAAATAGATTTGCAGGATGTAGAATTTTTTGTAGTCACAGAAAAAAATCTCGAAGAGCAGATTGCTCGTATCAGTAAAATGCAAGGCGGAACATTTGTTATATTTGGAATGACGCCCCAAGACTACGAAAATATGGCGTTCAACTTGCAAGAACTTCGTAGGTATATACGCCAGCAAAAAGAAATAATTATCTACTATAGAGATGCAACAAAAGTAGAGCAGTAAATTATGACAGTACAAATAAGCAGAGCTGATATAGTATCGGAGTCTCTGCTAGACTTACAATCTGAGACACGCTTCCTCAAGCTGCCAGTAGAGCCCTATTTAGAGCTGCTCGGCATAACTCCACTACCGTCCCAGGTAGCAATCATCAATGCGATAAATAATAATAAATATCGCTTCGTTTGCGCGGCAGTATCACGCCGACAGGGTAAAACCTACATCGCAAACATTATCGGCCAACTAGTCTCCCTAGTTCCGAATTCAAACATTCTTATAATGTCCCCCAACTACTCGCTGTCTCAGATTTCTTTTGATCTTCAAAGGAACTTAATAAAACATTTTGACTTGGAAGTTGTAAAAGATAACGCAAAGGATAAAGTTATCGAACTGAGTAACGGGTCGACAGTAAGAATGGGCTCAGTAAACCAAGTTGATTCCTGTGTAGGTAGAAGCTACGATTTAATTATCTTTGACGAAGCGGCGTTGGCAGACGGGCGTGACGCATTTAACGTAGCACTTCGACCTACTCTTGATAAGGATGATTCAAAAGCTATCTTTATCTCGACGCCTCGCGGCAGGAACAACTGGTTTGCAGAGTTTTTTGATAGAGGATTTAACGATGAGTTTCCCGAGTGGTGCTCAATTCGTGCAACTTATATAGACAACCCACGAATGTCCGAGACTGATATTGCTGAAGCAAGAAAAAGTATGTCAGATGCTGAGTTCAGACAAGAGTATGAAGCAGACTTTAATACTTACGAGGGTCAGATTTGGAACTTCAATCACGAAACATGCATAGCCAATAACGAAGCATTGGATACCAGCGGTATGGATGTGTTTGCAGGACTTGACGTAGGTTATCGAGATCCTACTGCTTTTTGTGTAATTGCTTATGATTGGGATGAGCAACTGTACTATGTACTTGATGAATACATGGATGCTGAAAAGACAACGGAACAGCATGCCGCTAAAGTACAAGAAATGATCGATAAGTGGGGAATTGATTATATTTATATAGATTCCGCTGCACAGCAAACTCGATTTGACTTCGCACAAAATTACGATATTTCTACTATAAATGCAAAAAAGTCAGTTTTAGATGGAATCGCACATGTAGCTGCTATAGTCGATAACGATAAGCTACTGGTCGATCAACGATCCGATCAAGTACTATCTTGTCTTGATCAATATCAATGGGATTCAAATCCAAATTTAGCTAGAGAGAAACCAAAGCATAATATGGCATCTCACATGGCCGACGCTTTGCGATATGCACTGTATTCATTTGAGACATCGCAGACTGGCTTTTAGTAATACCTCAGAAAAATAATGTTTGACAATTTATCTTACAGAGGCTATAATGCAAAATATGAAAAAGCTCAAGAGAGATCCAGTGAAATACATAAGGGATCGAGCGAAATCAAAATACGAAAAAGAAAGTGAATGTTACATCTGCGGAACGGACTCTCAGTTAGATTTTCATCATTTTTATTCTTTAGCTCCTCTACTTAGACAGTGGCTAAAAGTAAAAACAAAGGAACGCCCAGAACATTATACTAATGAGTATATTGTCATTTGGAGAGATGAATTTATAGAAGATAACTGGGCAGAGTTATACGATCATACAGTCACTATATGTCATGCACACCATAGAGAGTTGCATAAAATTTACGGACGAACTAAACAGATGCGCTGGGTAGACATTCAAAGAGAAAAGCATGGCATGGTATAATAACATTTTTGGCGGAAAGAAGGATGCAGATTTAGAAGAAAAACTAAATCCAATTCAGCCATATTACGACAAAACTTCTGAACGCTCACGCGAGTTTACTTTTAATTATGAAAGAGCCTACGAAGAGCTCGAAATTGTAAACAGAGGCGTAAATTTAATTGTGGATGATTGTGCAGAGATAGACACAATCGTTCAACCTCTAGGTAGCTATCCTGGAATCGTAAAAGGCACTAAAGCTAGCAAAGTTTCAATTTTACTCAATAGGGAGCCAAATCCTTTTCAGGATATTTCTTCTTTCAGACGAAACTTATTTACAGACTACATCCTAGACGGAAACATTTTTATATATTTTGATGGTGCCCATGTGTACCATATGCCTGCAAGTAAAATGTCAATTCATGCAAGCAAAACAACTTTTGTGGATCACTATAAATTCGAAGCTTCAGAAGAGCGCTTCTCTCCGAATGAAATTATTCACATAAAAGACAATTCATTTTACTCCATTTATAGAGGAGTGTCTAGACTAAAGCCGGCACTTCGAACAATGAATCTCATGAGAAGCATGAGAGATTTTCAAGATAACTTCTTTAAGAATGGAGCAGTTCCCGGGCTTGTACTAAAGTCTCCTAATACCCTATCAGAAAAGATTAAAGAAAGAATGATTCAGTCTTGGTCTTTACGGTATAGACCAGACGCAGGAGGTAGGAGACCACTTATTCTAGACGGTGGACTAGAAGTTGACGAAATTTCAAATGTAAATTTCAAGGAACTCGACTTTCAAGCAGCAATTGAAGAGAATGAAAAAATTATTTTGAAAGCTCTCGGAGTTCCTCCAATAATGTTAGATTCTGGAAATAATGCAAACATTCGACCAAATATGCGAATGTACTATTTAGAAACTATTTTACCAATTGTAAGAAAACTAAATGCAGCATACTCTAGATTCTTTGGATTTGTAATTAACGAAGATATTACAAATATTCCTGCACTACAGCCTGAGCTACGAGATCAAGCAACTTTTTACACTTCTCTCGTAAATGCAGGAATCATTACTCCAAACGAAGCACGTACAGCCATGAACTTTGATGAGCTGCCCGATGCAGATGAAATTAGAATCCCTGCGAATATTGCAGGCAGCGCGGTTGACCCAGCACAGGGTGGTCGACCAGTAGAGCAAGAGGAAGATTAATGGCATCCAGAAATAGATTGCGACAGTTAGTCACCGCAAAGTTGGTTCCTCAGTTTAAAGATTGGGAACTTCCTCGCGATATTGACTATAAAAGTTATTGTGGTATTGTAGATAAACCAGTAACTCCGATGGAGATTAGAAAATCTTATTATAATTGGAAAGTAGCAGTACAATCAGTAGCAAATGTTGCTCCCGAACTTTTCATCAAAAAGCCGGCTCCGGCACCTAAAGCTGCTCCGAAAGCAGATCCCTTAGAGAAACTGAGCCAAGCTGCTAAAGCAGAAGTAAAGAGTAAAGATAAATGAATAAAATTTTTAACCTAACTTCTACGTTCAAAGCTCTCGAGGATGATGACGGAAGCGTTACCATTACTGGAATGGCTAGTACAAAAGACTTTGATCGGGCAGGAGATACAATTGTACCCGAAGCCTGGACAAAAGGCGGACTAAGTAATTTTGAGAAAAATCCAATTATTTTGTTCAATCATGATTATAACAAACCCATTGGCCGAGCCACTGGGCTAAAAGTAACAGAAAACGGACTGGAGATGAAAGCTAAAGTCTCAAAGTCAGCTCCGGATAATGTTGCTCAACTTGTTAAAGAAGGTATCCTTGGAGCGTTTTCTGTCGGTTTCAAAGTCAAGGATGCTGATTACCTTGAAGAAACTGACGGATTAAAAATAAAGGATGCTGAGTTGTTTGAGGTATCAGTTGTATCGGTCCCTTGTAATCAAGCAGCTACATTCTCTCTGGCGAAGTCTTTCGATTCTGAGCAGGATTATGAGGACTTCAAGAAAACTTTTAAAAGCGAGGAAGATTCCTCTTTAATGGAGAAAGAAATGTCGGAAGAAACTAAAACTCCCGAAATCGACCTAGATGCTTTTGCTAAGAAGGTAGCGGAAGAGACTGCTGCTAAGATTGCAATTCGTCAGGCCGAAGAGAAGGCTGCCGCGGAACAGGCCGCAGCTGAAGAAATGCAAAAAGCTGCTGAAGCTGCCGAAGCGAAGGCTCAGCAGGAAGAAGAAGTACAGGCAGCAATCAAAGTCGGCGTTGAATCAGGCGCTGATCGCCTCATGGCTGACAT